GCAAGGCTTGATTTGCAATCTTATGCACTAGCCCTATACAATCAGCTAGACCCAGATTTTGCAGTTGGAGAAGCTCTTAATAGGCTTGTAAAGTTTACAGGGATAACAAGAAACCCCTCTAAAAGATCTACTGTAAGCGTGACGATTGTAACGGATAGAAATATAACTTTAGAAAGCGGTTATGTAGTAGCTGATACCATTGGGCAAAATTGGACTACTACAACAGAAAATAGTTTAACGACAGGAAGCAATAGTGTTTCTATGGTTTCAGAGCTTTTTGGAGCTTATGAAGCAGAAGCAAGTACAATAACCGAACCTGTAACAATAATTTTAGGTATAACATCTATTACAAATGCAAGTGCGGCAACAGTTGGAGAGGATGAGGAAACAGACGAAGCCTTAAGAATAAGAAGAAATTTTTCTCTTGTTGTTCCTCAAACTTCAACGGTAGGCGGTATGTATACTGCTTTAGCTAATTTGCAAGATGTTACACGAGTGAAAATATATGAAAATGATCAGGATACAATAGATACAGAATATACTATCGACCCACATACAATTTGGGTAATAGTAGAAGGGGCGGAAGATAATGCCATAGCCCAGATTATAGCAGAAACTAAGACAGGCGGTACAGGGCTTAAGGGAAGCGAAGAAGGCACATATTTAGAAACACTAATAAAGCCCGATGGTACTAGTTTTATTTATACTCATACAGCTAATTTTGACAGACCCTCTGATCAATCGCTTTATATTGAGCTTACGGTTACGAGAAAAGATGCCACAATAGAAACCGATATAACATCTATAAAAAGTGCTTTAGCCGCTTTAACATACGACATAGCAGAAAGTGTTCAGGCTTCTAGTCTTTACTCAACTGTTTTAGCGGTAAGTGATACCTTTGTTGTTACATCCTTAGAAATAAGTCTTGATGACATTACATATACAGACGGAGAAGAAGAAGCTGATGCGGACGGAATAATAACTATTGATACGGCTAATATTTCAGTAACAGAGGTTATTTAATGAGCTTTATAGAAGACTATCAAAACTTACTTATAAAGCAGTATTGGGAAAAGACCAAAGCCAAAGGCGAGATAGGAGTTCAGGCGAAATCTTGGGAGAAGGGTTTTGATCTTTTAGCCTCTTTTCTTGACGCTTTTGGGGTAGGAACTGCGGTAGGAGATCAGCTTGACATTATCGGGAGAGTTGTTGGAATCAATAGGCGTATTCCTTACGTTTTAGAGAAAAACTTTTTTGGCTTTGATGATAATAGTTTAGCCAGAGGATTTGGAAGCTTAACTGAAATATTACCAGATAGATCTACATTTTATAGTATTTTTTCATCTCCTTACAGTGATTTGCAATTGTCTGACCCTGATTATAGAATATTTATAAAAATGAAGATTGCTAAAAACGTAACCTTAGGCGTAATGGCTACTTCTCAAAGTGTTTCCATAGTTAATGCGGTCTTTCAAGCGTTTAATGGAGAAGCTTATGTAGATGATAATAAAGACATGAGCTTAACTCTTTATATCTCTGATGCGATAGAAGAAGAAACTGTTAGAGTACTAGAAATAATGGATTTATTGCCTAAGCCTCAGGGCGTAAGGTATATTATTGTTAGGGCTGATTTAAGCGAAACATTCGGATTTGATGACAATCCAGAGTCTAAAGGATTTGCTAATAAATTTGATTTAATAACAGAACCAGGCGGAGAGTTCGCCGAAAAAATTATATAAGGTAAAATATGACTAAAATTGCAAGATATGACGGTAACTATTTAGCTTTTGCAAGTAGTTCGACAAGTGCCTTCAGAACCGTTTTCGGTGACACAACTCAATCGAATACATTAGACGCTAATATGATAACTGATTATTTTCTAGGATGGGAAAAAGTAACAAATGCAGATATACCGCCTCGCGAGTGGTTTAACGCAGTAGCTTATACCATATCTCATACTCTAGCCTATACTCATCAAATGGGAGTAGCAGAATGGAACACTTCACAAGAATATCACACAGGTTCATCAACAACGTATTCGGGAAGCCTTTACATATCTCAATCTGATACTAACACTGGTAACAACCCTTCAACAGATGCGGTAAATTGGGAAGTGGTAGCTCTTATATCTGATTTAGAGAATGCCTCTAGTATTATTTATGACAATGTAACATCTGGATTAGCTTCAACTACAGTTCAAGGGGCGATTGATGAATTAAGGGATTCTGATAATATTTTATATGATGACTCATTAACAAGCTTAGGAGCGGACGTCCAAGCGGCAATTGATGCGCTTTTTATAGCTTCTCGGATACCATCGGGAGCAGTGCAATATTTTGCTATGTCAACAGCCCCAACAGGTTGGCTAAAAGCTGACGGAGTAGACGTTTCAAGAGCAACTTATTCAGGATTGTTTTCAGCGATTGGAACAACGTTCGGGATTGGTGATGGATCTTTGACTTTCGGATTGCCAGATTTAAGGGGTGAATTTATCCGTGGATATGATAATGGAAGGGGTGTGGATACTGGTAGAGTTTTCGGATCTGCGCAAGATCAACAGCTAGAAGATCATGCGCACGGATTCGATGTTTATACTGAAATGAGTGCAGGCGGTGGACGCACAGTATTAAGGAATGCGGGAACTGCAATTTTGGGCGGAACAGTCCAAGATGGAACAACAGATATTGGAACAGAAACAAGACCTCGCAACATCGCGTTGCTAACTTGCATAAAAATTTAAAGGAGTTTGAGAAATGGCTAAAATAGTAAGATACCAAGGAAACCTTCCCTCTTTTGCTTCTGGCTCTACAGGGACTAACAGAACCGTTTTCGGTGACACTACTCAATCCGACACAATAACAGATAATATTACTTCTGAATTTTTAGAAGGTTGGGAAATAGTAGAGGCAAACGATGCTCCGACACGTCAAGATTTTAACGCAATAGCATATACAACAACTGAAATTTTAGCCTACCTGCACCAAATGGGGACTCCCGAATGGAACACAGCACAAGAATATCATACGGGTTCTATAACAACACAGGGCGGAGCTTTATATATTTCAAGAACCGATACGAACGTTGGTAATAACCCAGTCAGCGATGTTGTAAACTGGAAAGATGTATCTGGCGAATCTTTCAATGACACTAAATATGTTGTTGACCCAGTGGCGGGAGAAACAGATTATACAACAATACAGGGAGCGATGGATGCGGCTAATGCCTCTGGGATTGGATCTGTAGTTTATGTTAGACCTGGAGCTTACACAGAAAACCTAACCTTCTACAATAACATTAAGCTAAAGGGCGGAGATAACCGCCAAGTTATCATCACAGGTACACACATCCCACCTGCGACTGGTACAGTAACAATCAAGAATGTTACTCTAATAAGTGCTACGGATGCTTTTAGTTCTGCTGTTGCAGGAAGTGCTGATATAATAATGAAAGAAGTATTGACGAATTGCACGAATGGCTACACATTTAATCTGCTGAATTGGACGGGAGAGATAGAGCTTGATAATTGCCATTCTATCGGGACTAATGACGGGTTTTTGAATAACACTGGCGGAGCTGATATAAGTTCTGAAAGTTCTATATTGGGAATAGGATCTGGAAATACAATGTCAATGTATGGAGAAATATCAGCTAATAATACGCTGTTCGGATGTCCGATTGCTTTGTCAGGATCTGGAACAAATAAATTTATAGTATGCGAATTTAATAATAATATTAATTTCACAGTTGGATCGGCGGGTTACATAGAAGGATCGTATTTAAACACAGGTGCTATAATCCCTTTGTCTTTCAATTCAACAGGAGATCTGTACCTTACAAGGGTTACTTTTAACACCACCGATACAACAGCTATCAACGGCACAGGAACAGGAACATTATATAATGGAATCCTTGATTTTACAGGCGGAAGCTCTATTGACGGAGATATTTCTTTCGAATCTTCCAATTCGTTAGCAGGCGGTATTTATGGTTGGAACGGAAGCTTTGTTGAAGCGGCTACAGAGACAGTGACAGAATCTGGGGGAGTTGTAACGTGTTCTGTTGAAAAAGAGGGTGGAGGCGACTTAACACTGGTTTCAGGCAGGGGATATTGGCATTATGACACTACACCTGCGGACACTGTTACACTAACAGTGGGAACAGATGAAGTGCCAGTTATGAATTATGTATATCTGGACGGATTAACAAAGCTTTTAACAGCCAGTACATCTGGTTACCCTTTGACAGGTCATTCCCCAATAGCGAATATATTATGTCAAAGTGCGGCTTCTATTGCGACAGACGGAGTTTACAAACTACACTCAAGACAAAACCATTTAGCTGCTGAACAAAATGTCGGTCACATAGGTCACATTAACAATTGGATTCGTGCGCAACATGCGACTTGGATGTCAGGAGTTGCGACTAGTTTCTCAGGAGATGGTACTGGAACAATAGGCTTCTCGAATACATCTGGAGAAGTTTTGCAATTGCACGAACATACTTTCCCTGCAATAGTTGACCCTGCGCCGATTTATTGCGTCAATGACCCCGACACAGCGTACAGAAAGATCACGAATATTGCTGATTTGCTAAAAGATTCTTTAGGCAATCCGTTAAAAGATCGTGCTTATGGAATTGTATTCTGGGGTTGTGTTAGTGAAGATACTGGCGACTGTAAGATATTCTGTAATCTCCCAAGCGGAGATGAAGGAGACTTTAATAAAGCCCGAGAAGATAAGAAAAAATATATCAATTACAGCATCCCCGAAGATTTTAAAGGTACTGGATTTTTAATTTATCGTTTATTTATAGAAAATGATAATGACACAACTTGGGATTTAGATGTAGCGGGCGATGGTGATGATTTAAGGGGACAATTTCCAAGTACTTCAGCTGGAAGCTCAACAACTGTTGGTACTGAATTTGCTGATAGCACTTTCAGAGTTTTTGATGATGGAGATAATACAAAGCAAGTAGCCTTACAAGTTTCGGGTTTGACAACTGCGACAACAAGAACAATGACAATACCTGACGGCGATGGAACAGTAGCATATAATGATATTGCCTATGGTGGAACAGGAGCTAATACTAAAACTGATGCTTTTGATAATTTATCCCCAACGACAACAGAAGGAGACATTGTTTACTATAATGGATTTGATAATACTAGATTAGCGAAGGGGACGGCTAAACAGATTTTAGCGATGAATAGCGGTGCGACCGCGCCAGAGTGGTCTAGTGATGTAAATGTCACATCAATGCAGGCGGGCAATGTTACGATTTCTGGAAACACAATCACTAATACAGATACTAACGGATATACATTAGTAGATAATGGACAGATACAACCGCTATCAGGTGCTTATGATCGTGAAGAGCTTTTAAAATATTTAAAGCCAATACATTATAAGAATACTAATGTAGAGGCGAGCGTGAATACCTATACGCATGGAACGACTGCTGTAAACTTGGCATATCTAAGTAATATATACTCCCCGACTCAAGACAGACTTTACTTTATTCCGTTTGGGATCGCAAATAATGCTCTTTGGCATTATGTAGATTGTCAAAGCGGAGAGATAGTTGCCTATACTCACGGTGTAACCTGTGTTGATAATGCTTATAATGGCGGAGTATATTCCCCGAATGAAAACAGAATTTATTTTGTCCCTTACGAGCAGGCGGACGAGACAGACTGGCATTACATAGATTGTAATACTGGAACTGTTGTTGCTTATGCGCATGGTGC